GTAGTCGTCAATATTCAATTATTTTCCTACAAAACCCTGGAATTGGTAATGGGGAATGGTTGGAAATTCATGAAAAGTTTTTAGATGTCATTGCACATTACAAAGATTGTGATATTAAAATTTATTCAGCTGGACCTCCATGCGGAGGTTACTATTATCGCGTCGATTACCAAGACCAAACTATTATTGAACAGTTGGAAAAAATTGGACTAAAAGCAAGTGACTATGCAGAACAACTAATTACAGAAGGAACACTCAAACGCGTTTTTCCAAAGACGAAATCTAATGAAATATTTTAAAAAATTGAAAAATAAAAACTATATTCATTTTCTAAAAATGAATCAACTTGATGAACTTTTATTAAAACTCCCAGCTGCTCTTCAAGCCAACCTAAATGACCAAAGGGCTCTCGATCTTGCTAGAAAAGACGCTATATGGAAAAGAATCTACAATACTATCAACGTTGCACTTACAAAGAAACAAACATATATTAAGGTTGATTTAGATGGGCTATTAATTTCAGAGTGTGATGAATTGGATAAGAAAATTAATAGTCTTCCAGGTTTAACTAGTACACTTGTAACATTTGCAGATGGTGATGGAAATCACCTTACAATTACTTTAACAAATTGAAAAATAAAAACTATATTCATTTTTAGAAAATGAATGCAATTTCAGAAATTAATAATTGGTGTTTGAAAAATTCAAAACCAGTTCCAACTTTTACATTTGAAGGTCATGGTACTCAGTGGACGTGTACTGTTGATTCTATTACAAGTATGATACATTCTTGTAAAAGCGACGCAAAACTCGACGTAGCCAACAAACTTTGGAATCGTATGAAAAATGAAAATAAAATTCTTCTCAGTCCTCCTACAACCACCATTATACTTTTAGACGGAGATCAAAGAGTCGATTGTTGGAAATGGCTTGCTCATCCAGATGTTTCGTTTGTAAATGTAACTGTACAAGTATTTGTAGGGCCGTCAAGTCATCGCGAGAATTATGATAAAATGAAATTAAATGTTTCAAAAACAACAAGTCGTGATTCTGCAGATGCAGCAATATTAATTACTTTAGGGGAATTAATGTTTTTATATCCAGCAACTAAAATTTTAATTGTTTCAGCTGATCATATTCTAGTTCAAGCAGCAATGGATTACTATCCAAATGTTGCATATGCTAAAAATCTAAAAGAACTAAAGGGTTATTTCCGGATAAATTGAAATATAAAAATAAAAATATAAAAAATATAAATGGAAGACGAACCAAATTATTTAGAAGATCATGAAGACGTTGAACAAATCGTGTATGAAGAAGAGGAGGAGATTGAGCCTTTAGATGACGAAGAGGAAGAGGAGGAAGAAGAGGAAGATAGCGATGATAAAAAGGAAAAAAAGATTAAACAAAGACAATCAGATTTAAAAGAGAAATATAATTTATTGGCGAGTAAAAAGAAATATCCAACAACCTATAAAGAACTATCTTGTAAAACGCCTTTTTTTGAGCTATCACTTTGGCAGTCATGCAAACTCGCAGAACAAACTGTCATTGAATTTGACACGCGTAAGAAAGAAGCTGTCAAAGGGCTTTATAAATGCAACAAGTGCAAAGGTCAAGAAGTTTATATTGTTTCACTGCAAACGAGGAGTGGCGATGAATCAACAGATGCATACGCGAATTGTATCAATTGTCGCAACGTGTGGAAAATCGTATAATTTCATATTTTTAAATATGAAAGTAATAGATATTGTTTATAGTTTTTCCAAACGTTCAATCATGTTTTTTAGATACAAAATGAAATCATTTTTCTTTTCTTTGGGAATAAACAGTGATTCAGGTTGGTCGTCGCCATAGACATCCCAATTGACAATTGAGAGAAACGCTCCATCGTTAGTTTCGTCGAGTTGAACCGTCATTTGATCGTTTTTAAAACAGCCATATAAACTGTCCTTAATAACTTGCAAAATATCCACTTTAATTTTTTTGTTTTGGATGCATTGAACAAGTTGATCGCGAAACTCCTCGACACTTTTCATTTCGGTCCAGTTAATATTCTCAAACAGATATTGCTCGTAAAAAATGTCATGTTCGTCACAAAGATTTTCAAAAATCTTGGCAACTTGCTCCTCAGAAAATGTAATGGTTGTCATGTTTAGTTATGAGTGAATATTCTAAACTTTAGATTTTAAAAATCAATTTAATCTTCCTCTGCGTCCACATTTTCCTCCGCGGCATCCATTGGGGCCAATAAGACCTCCTCCACATTTTCCACCGAGGCATCCATTGGGGCCAATGAGATGATTGCGGGGATATGGTCTATAAGGATAATGATTAAAATAATATGGCATGAATGGATATGTAAAAGTTGAGGGATAAACAACTGCATCTGTAACAGTTTGGGGAGTGGGCGTGGATGCAGGCGCAGGTTTGTATAAGCTTTGCGATCCTATGGATAATAAAGAACCGAGTATGACTGTAAGGGCAATGCCAATTAAGAGTGGAATAATCCAGTCCATTTTATAATAAATATTTTTATTTTTGTAAAAATTTAACAAAAATATAAATTAAAATTATTGTTAGAAATAATGGCAATAGAATAGAAAAATAATAAAAAATTGTATAACCTGGTTCTGCAATTTTATCCATATTTAAGAATTTATAAATCATCCTTAATATACTACTTCCAAATCCCCAGTTTTTACTATTTTCAGTGTCTGGAAATGTTTGATAACATAAAGGTGTGTTGTACATATATCGGGTACCATATATATTTATATACCAATCCCAATCTAAAATTTCTTCTTTATGATTTAATGTTTTGTTTATAAATTCATTGCTATAAATACAAGCATGTGCACCAGTTGATAAATAAACCTGTGATGTAGTACCATCTACAGGACGGCTTATATATGGAACGGTTCCTAATTGATAAATATAATTCTTATTTTTGATTATAAAATGATTTACATTGTTTATATCCTCTTGTTTTAGAGTTGTAAAATCGTAATCGTCTTCTAAAATTAAAATCCTTTTCATATTTTGGCTAAATTTAAATATTTCTAAAAAAGTTGCAACAAGATCTGTAGGTGGAGATGTTACATTTGGTTTTTTACATTTTTTATAACCTTGATTATAAACTATATAAACTTTTTTAGAAGGTTTATAGCGTTCTAATTGAGATTTTATATTTTCTATTCTATCTGTCCCTTCCAAGTGAATAATAAAAGTCGCATCAACGTTGAATAATCCATCATCAAAATTATATTGTTTGAAATTATAACATTCCATTTAAAATATAAAAAATTTAAATATAATATAAATTTCTATTATAAATAGAAAATGCCAAAAGTATGTTTGATGGTGGACGGGCTCATAGGGGCTGGTAAATCGACCTTTTTAGAAAATATTAAATCTAAATATCCGTCGCTGACTGTCATTTATGAACCTATTGAAAAATGGATGGCTAGTGGTCTATTAGAAAAATTTTACGAGGATCCTAAGAAATGGGCGTTTAAATTGCAATGTTTTATTATGGAAAGTTTTATAGAAGATTTAGAAGAGGCATTTAAAAATGACGTAGATTTTATTATAATGGAACGTGGTCATTTGGCTGCATATACGATATTTTCATACAATCATTGGAAAAACGGTATATTAACAGATGAAGAATACAAAATGATGGAAGAAAAACATTATGAAAAAGATCGTGAATTACGAGAAAAAGGTTATATTTTAGATCATATTTATCTAAATGTTCCAATAGATACTGCCATGGAAAGAATCGCACTGAGAAACCGTGGTAATGAAAAAGAATCTATTACTAGGGAATATCAAATGAGCTTTTTAAAACGTTATGAAGAACTGTGTCTAACTCCATATACACTTGATCAACTAAATGAATTAATAGATAAATTGGTGGCTTTGATGGATTAAATTCCATATTCTTTCTTTAACCAAGTTGCATCTGCTTTAAATTTTTTACTATTATCTGGGTTTGAATTTTTTTGTAATGTTGCAACTGCGTTTAGTTTACGAAAGATTGCGAGTGCTCCGTATTTCTTTACGGCTTTTTTGACGGCTTGACGTCTGACTGCTGCGGTTTGTTCAATTGAATAGCCAAATTGTGATAACGTGCCTTTTTTCAAGGGTCCGATGAGATTTTTAGTTTTTGTGCATACAAATGTTGGTTTAACTTTTACTCCGTCTTGTCTGGTATAACCGGATCGTATGTGTCCTTGTACACAAGTCATTTTATTTCTAGGAATAAAAAAAATTGAATATTTATTAATTAATAAATATTTTAAAAATGGACCAATTCATTAAAGCTCGTGACAATGATGATATTTTAGAGCTTAGAAACTTGATAATTAATTATTGGAAGGATGATTATATAAATGAAGCTAATCAAGATGTATTGATGGATATAGCAGAGTTTAATCCTAGCCAGTTTCATAAAATTAAAGATTTATTGGAACCGGATAATTTAAATTTTTGTTTGAAATATTATTTGTAATTTCATATTGTTAAATATGAAAAAATTTATTATGGTTGTTGCAGTAATATTCTATAATTTGTACCACCTATATTACATATTAAATAAACAATACCACCAGTTGGAGCAGTTGCAGTTGTAGTAAACGATGTTTTAAATTCTTGTGCCGAAGTATTATTTACACGGACTGCGAACAATCCAGTTGGAGCTGTTGGGGTTGCATCTTTTCCGAGAGCAATAGAATGTGCTGGCTGTCCAGTAATACCTGCGGCAGCTCCTATTGCGATTGCAAACCCTGATATACCTCCCTGATCTGTTCTTCCAGCTCTTGGACCAATCGCAATTAATGATCCCACACTACTTAGAATACCAGTCTCTCCGGCTAGGAAGCCAATCGCTACTGAATCTGCTGGTTGCTGGTATCTACCGGCATAGCGGCCGATTGCAACAGAATCCGAACCTTGAAACGTTTTGCCGGCTTGTTTACCAATTGCGACCGAGCTATCCTTTTGAAAAGATCTTCCAGCGTCGTTTCCAATAGCAATTCCATTTGAATCTTGAAAATTAACACCTGCATATCGACCAATTGCAACACACCCGAACTTTTGAGCTTGAAGACCTGCTCCCCTACCTATGGCAATTGCATAATTTGCCTGACCAGTCAAACCCGATTCTCTTCCAATTGCAACAGAATCCGAACCTTGAAACGTTTGGCCGGCTTGTGAACCAATTGCAACGGCATTTGTCTGTTGTCCAGTCTCGCCGGCTAAATTACCAATTGCTACACAGTTATCACCCTGTATAAATTTACCAGAATCAACACCAATCGCAACCGAACGAGATCCTTGATTTTGTTGTCCTGCACTTACGCCAATTGCAACGGCATTAGTCTGTTGACCATTATTTCCGGCTTGGTTACCAATTGCAACGGCATTAACTTGTTGGCCAGTCTGTCCAGCTATTCTCCCAATTGCAACAGCTTCGGAACCTTGAAACGTTTGGCCGGCACTTAGGCCAACTGCGACTGAATTAGACCCTTGACCAACATTTCCAGACTGATTACCAATCGCAATAGCATTAATTTTTTGGCCAGTCTGTCCAGCTATTCTCCCAATTGCAACAGCTTCGGAACCTTGAAACGTTTGGCCGGCTTGTGGTCCAATTGCAATGGCATTTGTCTGTTGTCCAGTCTCGCCGGCTAAATTACCAATTGCTACACAGTTATCACCCTGTATAAATTTACCAGAATCAACACCAATCGCAACCGAACGAGATCCTTGATTTTGTTGTCCTGCACTTACGCCAACTGCGACTGAATTAAACATTTGACCATTATTTCCGGCTTGGTTACCAATTGCAACGGCATTACCTTGTTGTCCAGTCTCGCCGGC